TGTATTGATAGACCAAGATTTAGCAACGGAATCATCTTTTAAAAGGCTTATGTTCAAGACTATGAACAGAGGTATCACCAAACCAAACCTTGCGATCTTTCTGCTTCGCAGATCGCCCTTTCGCTCTGAAAGCGAATTTGCGTTTAAGGGTAGCATACGCTTCCAAATCGTTCGGCATAACCGCAGGTCAGACGGCGTGGCGTTCATATAGACATCCATCCTATGTATTGTGCATTTGGATTATCTAGTAGCCATTGCTTACGCAATTCATTCTGATAAGCCCAATTGATTTGATGCGTCATTTCGTCATGATTAGCGCACATGTAAAACACTCCTTGTCTGCAAACATCCATGATCCGCATTTAGCACAGCGCATCACCGGCTCTTGAGTATCTATTGATTCAGCTTCATTCTTAACGCCAACAGCGCAGCATTTAAGGCACATATACACCCTAAAACCCTCGCAAGATTCATATTCATCAAGCCATTCGAATTCTGTATTGGCTGAGCAGAAATTGCATCTAAAACTAACCATCTTTTCCAGCCCATCCAGTTCCTTTAAAGATCGTAGGCACAGCTGTAAATACACGCCTTAAAGGCGCATTGCATACTTGACAATGAGGGATTTTATGATCCATTGGTAAATCCAATACAATCAGCAACCCCTCACCATCGCACATGTAATCGTAATTAGGCATGATAAGGAATTCGGTTTATTGCATGGCAGGAATAGCATCGAAGCAGATCGCCCTCATGAAGTAATCTGTCATCGTTGCATAAGTCGCAAGTAACCATTGATGGCTCTACTTTTACTCCGTCATCCGTAAAGGTGGCAGTTAAGCCAGAGCCGTCAATTATTTGTAATTCACCCATTTATTCACCTCCTTTGAAATACCATTTTCCATTAGCGGTAAGTGTTGCCCAATTAGGCGGACATTCTTTTGCTTTACAAACATAACCATAGTAAGGCTTACCTCCTTTAGAGATTCCTTCTTTCAAGATATGCCCATGCTGGCACGCAGGTGGCTCATTAGGTATTGCTGCACCAATCTCAGCAACAACATCGCCAACCGACCAAGCAACAGGATCGGCAGATTTATCAGCTGCAAAACTATCTCTGAGAATTGTTTCAATTTGTGCTGACTTTGATCCAGCCTTGCCATACATATTTTGGCGGCTTTCCAGCTTCTCTTTGAAAGATGATGGTGCAACCACTTTACTCATTTCCTCTTGAGATGCTCTTTTGCCTTTAGCTGCAAAACCTGCGTTTGCAAGTGCTCTGCCAATCGCTGAAGTTTCGCAATTCTCCAATGCAGAAGTTGAATTGACACCACGATCCGAAATTGTTTCAAAAGCGAGCCCAGTTGCACACGGCTTTGGGTCGGCTTCCGTTTTGAATAATTTACAAAATACAATGAATCGAGTGTTTGATGCCTCAATGAGTTCAGTTTCGATTCTGTTGTCTGGGAATTTTGCATGCCACTTCTCCAATCTTGATTCAACTGTTTCGTAATCCTCTAAATTAAATGCCATTATTAATCCTCCCAATTTTCATCTTTGACTGCATCGAGCACGGTTTTATAGACAGACCCATAGGCAATGAAGTCCTTGATACTGTCCTCATGGTCTGGAGTTTCACTAAGCCTAGAAACCTTGACGAGTGCCATACATAATGCAGCTTGGTGTGGTGTGATAGGGAAATCGAGATATGCAGACCAAAGACCTGCAATTCGTTTGTGGTTATAGTAAGGATGTCCGTAGACACTTCCACGCTGTTGGATCGTAGTAATGACCTCATCAAATAACTGCTCAGTTTTTGTCATAATCAAAGACTTCATCTGACTGCTGCTTAATAGTAATCATTCTGCGGTGCATATCCCAACCCATTGCACGACCACGCCAATAGCCCCGATTGTAAATTTCGGTTTGCCATAAATTAACTGCATAGGCTAATAAGCCCGTTGCTATTATGAACCATAAAATGGTGATTCCGTTGATTTTCATACTGCTCCCTTTACCCACAGCGTTCGTGTGGATACAGAAAGTATGACCTAAATCAAGGACGCTTGGTTATTTTCTTTCGGAGTGTTGTATAACGATTAGATAACGCTAATATCCTCAAAATCATCGATATGATCATCAATCGTGCGATCGTGATAGTCGGTTTCACGCCCCATAGACCTTACCCTCAAATATGAAGCTGCCATCTGGGTTAATCGGGATAGGAATAACCTGCACTTTACGATCTTTTACATAAGCGACAACAAAGCCAGTTTGCCAGTTTGCGTAGCCCCTTGTGTATGCCATGCCTGAACTGCTTAAATCTACTAAATTGCCAACCTCAACGCCCCAAACAGTACGCCCTAAATGGCCTCTAGAAGCCTCTGTAAAGGCCGAAACCCCTAATCTATGGGTGTGACCACACACCACGCTCTTTCCTAGCCTTCTAGCCCCATTTAAGGCCGTTTGACCCGGTACTTGAGATAAGGGAAAAGCATCGCCATGAACGGCAGTCCAGCCATGCGCCCAATCTAATCCGTAGGGATGGAATTTAATGCCTAGTTTGTCATAGCCTAAAAACTTCTCGTATTGCATCTCTGGCAAATTTAAGAAGCTGGGCAATCGTTTCTTGATCGATCGGTAAAGCCTAATCCCATGATTAGATCCAAGTACATCGGTTACGCCTAAGTAGGTTAATACTTGTTGAGTAAGTAATCGATCCTCATGGATGTTGCCAACCATCTCATCAATAGTCCCGGCATTAAAACCGCCAAGCTGTGGTAAATCAATTTCATCACCAATGCAAATAGTGCGATGGGGTTTCCATTTGGCCAAAAAACGGCCTACGGATTTAGTGGCTTTCTCATCAAAAAAAGGAACTTGCAGGTCACTCACAAACGCTATGCGCTTAATCGTCATCCTCATCGTCAGTTGGATCTATTGATGGGATTATCCCACCATCGCCCACAATCCAATCAGGGAATGTCTTATGTTCAGTCATCAACCAAAAAGCGTGCTCAGGTGTGAATCCTGCTTTTCTAGCTGCTTTGTAGCATTCGTGCAATGCGGTGTAATGCTGATCGATCTTTGATAATGGTTCAGGAGATTGGCGAACGACTCGACGATTGATCTTTTTGCGTTTGATAGGTTTTCGTGTGTTCGCCATAATTAAAATTATCGCTTACTAATTAAGACAAACAGATCATCGACACGCTGTTCAAGTCTTGTTATTTGATCCTTCATGCTTGTGCCTGAGTTCGGCTTTAGTTCTGCTAAATAGGATTTAATAACCCAACGCAGACCCATAAACAAACTTGTAGATATGGCGCATACGCCAACGGCGATACCAACCCATTCGTTGGCTGTCATTTCGCATTAAGTCCATAATCAGCTTCTTTGCCGGATTTTGGATCTAATGCTTTTGCGATAGGTGCAACTAAAGCACCAGCCAAGATTGCAAACTCTGGTCGGATGTCAGCGACAATTGCCAAAAGGACAGTTATGCCGGATGCAGCCACAGCTCTTAGATATGACTTAATTGCTGCCTTGTGCTTGTTAGATAGTTTCATTTGTTTCCTCATCTGGTAGGTCGATTTCTTCAACGATGTTGTTATTTGGCTTGGTTGGGTCGTAGCCGCCAAGTCCGTAGGTAACTGATTTCATTTATACCACCCTTGCCCATGTGTAAGGTGCGTTACCTTGAGCGGTTAAAGTTCCAATATTTGCAAAAGCTCCTGTAACACTATTTTCTGCCCAGCCAGTCAAAAAACTTGTGCTTGGGCTTGGTCTATATGGGATCAAATAATTTACGTTGGCCAGTCCTGCAGTGCTACCAATAAAACCATTCACAGTTGCGCCAGTCTGTACGTTCATTACTAGCCAATAGAAACCTGCATTAAGAGTTTGACTAATTGTTATTTGGTAAACAGTATTTGTCGCAGTACAGGATACTGTTCCAGCATCAAGAATTAAAGTAGAAGGCTTACCTGTAGAAACATCGTGTGCATAAATACCCATTCTGACCACAGCTGTTCCACTAAATGTTGAGCTGGTCAGAACGGCTAAGCGATCAAAAGAAGTAGTTGCTGGAAGATAAATTGGCATGCAATTGGTTCGGTTTACAGTTGCAGTCATGTTGCTATAACTTACCGAAGGAGATTGTATGTATTGTCCAGATGGAATCATCATTATTGGAGTTCTAGTGTCTGCATAATCATAAGTAGTCTTAACTGCATTAGGCGTGGCGGCAGTTGTAGTGCTAGTGCTTGATACTGAATCGGTTAGTTGCAATACTCCAACAGCAGATGTTGTGCCAGTAGATACTGAAAGATTGGCAGCTGATGAAGTGCCAGCATTTGTTATTGGCGCATTGACTGATACAACGCCTGATGATCCAGCTGCACCTGTTGCGCCTGTTGCTCCAGTAGCACCTGCAGGCCCTTGCACACCTACGTCTGAAACAGTAACTGTGTTATTGACAGGAGTAACTGTTACAGAATTAACAACTTCAGTAATTGTTAATGTATTGCTCATCTAGTTACCTCTGGGGATACTGTGGCAACTCCTTGAATCAATCGGGTTTTGACGGATGTTGGGGATGTAATCTCTAGATCATAGAAAAATGTATTAGCAGCTAGAGCAGCGGTTTGTGTGTCTGTGATAGTAATACTGATTAAGCCACTTGCTCCGGTAATTACAATTCCGTTGGATGGGCTTGATAAAGACAATACTGGCGTTGAGGCATCATAGGAAAGCCTTAACTGCATAGCAGCTGTGTAATTAGTCAGGTTGATTGCAGCACCGGCTGAATCTTTGTAAGTAATGGCTAAAGTATAGGTTGCGCCTTGATCGATTAGTATGTTGTATGGACTAGCCATTTTGTCCTCCTAGTAGTGGGATATGAAAGAAATCTGAATTCTTATCTTGATCTTTCTTGAAACTTACATGGATGTGATGGTTATGAGGATTGCCCTTATATTTACGCCAACGCCATCCAAGTAAAGGTGATGCAATTTTTGACTGATGGATTACATAACTGATGCGACCATTGGTTTTCCCGTATGATCGAATTTGATCTGCCAAATATGCTGAAAGCCCTTTGTCGTCAGAAAGCCGAGCGTCAATATCAATTGCTCGCACGCATCCTGTTTCATCTGGATTGTGGTCGCTTTTTCGTGTGCTATGTCTAGCATCACCAATCCACCCATCAGATTTACGCAAACGCTCTGGGAAGCAATCATCAACTTGTTCCCGTAATTGAACAGCTGCTTTTGATAGGTAAGGCTTCATTACAAGCCTAGAGCAGACAAGTCCTCAACAGTCAAACCAAGAGCTGCAAGTTTTGCTTGTGCTGCTACTTTTGCTTGAGCCTTTGCTTCGGTTTCGGTTTCTCTTGTTGTTTTTTCATCAATAGTTAATTGATAAACTGCTAATTCCTCAGCAGTCATTTCTCTAATTTGATCATCAATTTGGATAAGTGGATTAATCATTTTTTTCCTCAATTCTTATAGCCATAAACTTTAATTGTGCCACCGGTAATCGTTCCTGAATCTGGCGCAATTGTAAAAGCGGTGTGTTGAGTATCAGAATCCTCAAAACCTTCATTTCTATTAATTGTTGGATTACTTGCTACATTAGCCCTAGAACTTGTAGTTGAAATGTGAGTTCTTTTTGCTAAGTTTGGTGCTTGAATTGTAGTAATAGAATTAATGTCATTAGTTGAACCAATACCTGCATAACTAAAATTAGCGGTATTGCTGCCATTGTATGCAGTTAGAGAGGCGGAACTTGTTACTGCATAATAACCAACCCAATAATAACCGGAAGTGGTTGAGCCAAGTTGCAAAGTCAAATTACAGTTTGCGGATGCTGCACCACCACTTATTAAAATTAAATAGTTATCATAAGTTGATGAAAATGCACCGCTTACAACAACAGATGAAACTCCTGAACCAATTGTTTGCGTTAATACTAATTCCAATCCACCACCACCAGCAGGAGTAGCCCAACTTGGCACACCTCCAGCAACTGTTAAAACTTGACCTGTGCTACCAATACCTAATCTGGCAGGAGTTGATCCACTTGATGAATAAATTGTGTCGCCAGTAGTTGTCAATGGATTTGTCATTCCAGCACTATCAGCTGCCCACTCTGGAGCAGTTGCACCAGAATTCACTTTTAATACTTGACCAGCGGTTCCCAATGGCAATCTTGTATTTACATTTGCTGTCGCTGAACGATATTCAATATCGCCAAGAGTTGTTGAAGGGTTTAAGTTTTTTGTTGTTGTATCAACAGATGAACCGAGAGTGCGAATAGCAGCTGCGCCATCCTTAACCAGATCGGTATCGTCTGGTGTTGTCCATCCATAATTCGTAGTTGTTGCCATATTAGACTACTGCTCCAATCGCATTTTCCCATGTTAGTATAGCGGATAAAGTGTTCCATGCCTCTGAGGCTGATACTTGTTCCCATTGAACTGCAACTTGGGAGAACTCGATTGGGCTCAGATTTATGGTCAAAAATAATTCGTTGAATCTAGTGCTCCAACGCCAACCTTCAACATAACCCTCAAACTGTTGAGTTGGGGCTATCTGGACAGGCAAGTCTGTTATTCGCATTGGCTGACCCACAAAAATGCCAAGCAAGGCATCTCGGTCTGCATCATCAATGGCTGAGTTAGTTAATGGGAATGTAATGCTGTCAAATAAGGCTCTTGGATAGGATCTTAAAGATATAAACCGATTAGCGACAGATTGAGCATCGGTAGCATCATGCAAAACTGTATTGATCGTTTCGCCTCGGTAACCAAATACCTCAATGCTGTCTAAATCAATTGCGCTTACCTGTGAACCAAAATTGTTGCCATAATTTAGGAATACATCGTTGCGAACATCTGCGCCTCTAGTCAAAACCTTTAATCCTGCTCCAAAAGCTGTGTTTGCTGAAATCTCTGTGTAGCCATTATTGGCAAGATAATTTTGCCTGTGTAAAGCATCCGCATATCCAATCCGACCTTCGTTATCCTCATACAAAACACCAAATGCGCTATCAGCAATAAGGCTTGCAATGTTATAGACAGTATCTGGGTCTGCGCCTCGATTTGATATTTCATAAACTCCAGGGCGATCAATTTCCCCAAGTCCTAGATTCTCCGCATTTGCCCAAGTAGTTGTTGGATCATAACCTGCCCAAGTTTCAGCTGCTGGCACTTCATTCCAGTTGTTTAGGAATAAATCGGATAGCAATTCAAAAATCTGGTCGCCATCATCATCCCTAGCCAATGTGCCGTCATAGATAACTTTTGGCAATTTAGCCAATGAACCTAATGCAAGGATTGTGTAAGTAAAGGTTTCTGCAACGCTACTAGCTGATGCAACCTCGGTGGTGATATCTGTAATGTTGCCACCAAATAAAGTCCTAAAAACATTGGTGCTATCTTTGACCTGTAATGCTATTCCGTCATTAACTTGGAAATTGTAGTTTTCATTATTCAAAGCCACTAATGCAATCTGAATATAAGATGGAGTTGGTTGTGCGTAAATATCCTCACGCCCTGCCTGATGGGCTATATCAGAAATGGCAACATCGGTGTATTCCACACCATTAATGCTTAACTTATACTCAGGCGTAAAGACTGACATTATCTCGCTCTAGTGATGCCGCTGTTGTAAAGCTGTGGAACTGATCTTGATGAACTCTGATTAATTACCTTTGCAACTGCTCTTGCAGCGCCCTCGGAATCTACCGCTTGAACTGTAATGTTGGTAACTGTTGCTACTCGGTTTTCTCTAGTGTTTGCTGGAACTGCTGGCAATGGTGCAGCCCCTAACATTCCTAATTGACTTGCACTAGGGGAAACATTTGGAATATATCCAACATCTCCTCCGGGCTTAATGATATTAACAACTCTAATTGCTTGATTTGCTAACTCTGTCAATGCGCCAATAACTTCACGAATAAAGTTAAGCAAGCTCTTTAATATATCTGCGAGTCCGCCAATTGCTTTGCCAAATGTTTCAGCACCCTTTTGGCTTTGTGCCAGTCCTGCACTTAATCCTTGATCGCCAGTCAAACCTGCAATAAACGCATTTAAGGTTGGTATGCCTGTTTCATTTAAGAATCCAATAAAACTCTCAACCGCTGGAAGCAATGCAACACCCAAGGATTCTTTGGCTTCATCAAATCCTACTTTTAAGCGATCAATTTTGCCTTGAAATGTTTCAGCGTTAGCAGCTGCTGCGCCACCATAAAGATCAGATAATCTTTCTTGAACCTGAGTAAAAGATAAGGTTGATAATTCTGCTTTAGATAAACCAAGTCCCAATCTGCCTAGAGCTGTGGTGTTTCCATCCTGAGCCCTGCCTAAAGCATTGGCAACAGTTTCAAGTGCTAAGCCTCGACCCTTGGCAATGTCTAAAGATAGGTTTAACAGTTTTTGCGCTTCCTCAGTATCTTTTGTGGAAACTGCTAATCTTTGTAACGCTGGACGCAGTTGGTCATCAGCCACGCCAGTTGCTAAAGATGTTTTAAGGATATAAGCCTCAGTTGCTGCAATTTGATCCTCAGTAGCCCCTGTGGCGCTGCGTAGAGCAGCAGCCAATCTCAACTGTGCAGCCTCATCCTCTATTGCAGCCTTGACCCCATCAACGGCTAATTTAGTGCCATAGGCAACCGCAGCAGCAGCAGCGACTGCAAACGCAGCAGCAGCCTTCTTGCCAAACTCTGAAATCTTGCTTGAGTTACTTTCGACCGCTTTGTCGGCTTCGCCTAGCTTCTTTTTTAAGTCATCAACATCGGCAAGGATTGATAACTTTAATGTGCGATTACCGGTTGCCATTAGACCCATTCCTTAATGATGCGATTAAAAGCCTGTTCCCATTTGTTAATCAATTCAGGCTGAATTCTGCGAAGGGTTGGATATATGAACCATCCTCGAGATCCACGACCTTGCCGTCCCGAATAACTAGGGAACTGTTTAAATTTATTTGAACCAAACTCAACGCCACCCCATAGGGTTTGCGTAGTAGCACCACCTGAAAACTTTTGTCTTGCGAAACCATACCGGAACTCACCGATTTTGCTCGACTTAGAGATGCTAACGCCATCTGCGACTCTTTGCGCAACTTCGCCAGCCTTTGTTCGAGTTCTAGCTGCCTGTTTAATTTCCTCTGATGCAAAATACGCCAGAGCAGCAGATTGACTTCTTGCTTCCTCTGTTGCTTGGTCATCCATAAGTTTGAAAGCCTTGTAGATATCACGCAAATCGTTTTTATTGTAGGCGATAGTTTCATTTGCCATACCTCGCCTCCAATACTTCAATCGCTGTATAAATATCTTCTGCTTCAATCCATTCACTCATTGGAATGTGTGTGGCAAGTGCCAACTCAACCAACAAGCGACTTACGCTCCCTACTGGGTGGCTTTTGGGTCTGCATCACCGACTTTTGAAACAATGTCTGCAACTGTATCCATCCAAGCCTCAAATGGTTTGATTGGTTTGCCAGCATTTTCTCTTTTGTTAGCATTCCAAGCTAGAAACATAAGATCCCAAACACCAAGTTTTTCTTTGGCTTGAGTTATGGTAAATCCAGTTTCTTTTTCCCATTTTGCCCACTCAGGGGCTTGAGCAATATAAGTTACTTCATCCCCTGAGTTGTATGTAATTGTAAGTAATAACTTCATTTGTTTGCTCCCGTTTTATTTTTTAACTAAAGGTTTCGGTTACTGCACCTTTAGATACTGTGAATGTGAATGATACTGTCTGAGCATCAATACCTGAACCACCGGCAGTTGGAAACTCTGGCTTTACTGGAAACACGAATTGTGCTCCTGATGCAGCTGTAAGTGTCATGCTGATGTCTGTATCTGGTGCAGTTTCAGCAGCAGTCCATAGAGCCTCACAAACTGAGTTTGCCTTGCCCCAATCTGCCAACATATCCAATTGGAATGTTCCTGAAATGTTTGTGGTCTTGTAAGCCTCGCCTTCCATGGTCTGATAAACCTGACGCTCATTGACCTTGGTTAAAACTGCGTTTGTCGCCTGTGCTTGAATATCTGTTCCACCTGAAAAAGATAAACCAACATCACGACCGGTAATTACGACTGTTGCCATGATTTCTCCTTATATTGTTTGCGTGTAGTAGGTAGATACTCGAACATCTGCGATTAGCAGCGTTGATGCACCAACTTGAGTAACTGTCGGTCTTTCAACCGAGCTGACAATGTATCCAACTGGAATTACTGCCAGAACACTTATGATTAATTGCTCGATGTTGTCGAGCGATGCCGGATTGCTGTTATAGGCAACGGCAACTGATATTGTAAAATTGATTTTGGCTCTTACATTGCTTTTGCTTATTGTTTCGAATTCTAAGTATGGTGAATCAGGCACAACCACCACAGCTGGTGGGATTACTGTTTCAGGCACAAATGAATAAACATTTCCTGCAACGCTTGAAAGCGCAGTTGCTAAAGGTGTGCGAACTTGCTCAAGAATTGTTTGGTTAGGCATTTATTGACACATGCCTTCGGGATCTATGTAAGAACCTAAGAGTCCTACGCATTTATTGTAAAGCGATCTCCCCATCCTGAACGGAGTTGCAGTAAAATCTACTCCTTCGATTTGTCCTCCACCGGCAAGTCTGGCTTGGAAAACTTCGACTGAAACTGTATAGACGGCTGACTGAACAGCTGCGTTTCCAACATAAGTTGATGCGCCAGAAAGGGTAGCAACTCCGGATGGGATGACATTAGCCTGGAGTATATCGGCGTTAGTGATCGATGCTGAAAAGGTATATTGTCCAAGATTGTCTGCCAGCACAACTCTTGTTCCGTTGTAAGGTGTTCCGCATCCTGTGATGACAACTGATTGCCCTTCGGTAAATTCATGAATTCCTAGCGTGGTAAATGTAGCAACATTGTCTGACAATAAAGTTGCTTGAATTGGTGCTTTGAACGTTACAAGCATTGGCAAAATAACAGTTTCTGCTGTGTCAATAATTTGGTTCAAATAAGTATCGTTATACAAGGCTGATGACACACCAAGGACGGATCGCAACTCGGTGGCTGTAATTATGCTTGGCATGTCATCTCCTTACTCCCATTAATGGATGCCTAGGATCGGGAGCAACCCTAGGCACTCAGTCAAATTACGCTACTGTTAAATAACGGAATGCAGTTGGGAATCGGTTGACTACGGCTACATAACCATAAAGACCGATTTCGATGCGACCATTAGCAACCAAGTTAGCACGCAGTTCAATTGTGCCACTCTCATGGAATCGCATTGCTGCTGATGGATAAACTAATCCATACTTAACACCTGCATCGTTGCCTGTGTAGTTAGGATCTACAACTAGGTTTAGTCCTGCGACTGTTCCATTTGTTGAGCCCTGTGTTAGCAAGCCGGCTGCGTTTTGTGGAGCAGCTGCTGCGAATAGTGGACGACCATCTGCAACCTCGCCAAGTAATCCAGCAAAGTCAATGCTATTTGCTCCACCGGAAGGTGCAACTAATAAGCGGTTTGGTGTAAAGCGCATAACGCCATAAGAATCTGCAATTCCATCAGCAATGGCTTTGTAGATAGATGATCCGGTTGAACCAATTGAGTTTTGTGCTGCAATGTTTGCTGCATAGGCATCTGTCTTTTGTGCATAAGATGCTGCTAACTCACGAACCAAAAGGTCAGCGAAAGATGGGTCTGAACGATCAAATAGTTCAACATTGACTACATTCGCTCCAGCAAACTTGACGATATTGTCCTCTTGGAAAGTTACAACTGTATCGGTTGATGAAAACTCAACGCCTTCAGCAGTTTGTGCAACAGTTGCCTGTGTTCCTAGTTTAGGAGTGAAAATCTTCATTCCTGATGCTGGAAGTGGAGCACGCTCGATTGAATCGATAAATGGACGGCTTGAATCAATTACGCCGATAACATCACGCAAATAATTTGGTGGAACCATTCCCGTGTTCTCAGAAACAGTTGCAATTTGTAGTGCTGCGACTAAATCACGAGCATCGGTGTCGCCACCAAGTGCTTTGATCTGTGCGTTTAGATATTGTCCTGCTGTAACATTTGTATCAACACGAGGCTTTGTATATGCCATGTATTGAGCAGTTACAACTGGAGCTTGTGATGCTTCTACCGCTTCGGTTGCGATAGGAGCTTCTG